CAAGGCGCCCATAGGGATTTCACCGGTGAGTGCATGGCGGATTGACGCTAAAAACAACCGTAAATCCACCACCAAAAAAGAGCCACAGTGTGGCGTTTCCACCACGTCCTTAGTGGCGTTTCCACCACACAATAAAGACACAAATACAAATACTACCTCTGACGAGGTAGTCGTCGACGCCGAGCGTCAACCGGAAGCACCGGAGGGAAAAATCTCCAGGACGAAAGCCGACTCATGCCCCCACCGGGCCATTGTCGATCTGTATCACGAAATCCTTTCCGAGTTGCCAGCCGTAACCCTGATCAATAAAACCCGTCAGCAGAACCTGCAGGGCCGGTGGCGTGAGCACGAAGCCCATCGCGATCTGGCGTTCTGGCGTGAGTACTTCGAATCGGTAAAGGAGTCGAACTTCCTGATGGGCAAGGTGGAGGGCCGTTTCGGTACCAAGCCGTTCCGCGCCTCGTTCGACTGGCTGATCGCCCCTCGTAATTTCGTGAAGGTTGTCGAGGGGAATTACCATGCGTGACCCTCACAGCATCGAGGCTGAACACAGCCTGCTTGGCGCCATGATGCAGCGCCCGGAGCTGATCGATACTCTCTGCGAAGACCTGTCCGCCGAGGCGTTTTACTTCCCGGCAAACGCCGATGTATACCGCGGCATCCTGGCCGTTCGTTCGTCAGGTCAGGCGGTGGATTTCCTAACTGTCGGTAATCACATCGGTTCGATGGACGACGGCAGCCCGGCATTCGCCTATTGCGCCGAAATCGTCAAAAACACACCGAGTATTGCCAACGCTCGAACATACGCCCAGATCGTTCGTGAGCGGGCCATTGACCGGGCGCTTTATGACCTTGGCAGCCAGGCGATGGAAATTTCCCAAGGTACAGAGGACACGCAGGCGAAGATCGCGGCGGTTCAGGCGGCGGCTATGGCAATTGATTGCGGTTCGGGTGATGACGACATCGTCAAAGTTGGCGACGTGCTCGTTGATCAGCTTGAAGTCTGGCAAGACCGCCATGATCGCCACTCCCGGGGTGAAACCCTCATCGGTCTGTCGACTGGCTTGAAAGAACTGGATGAGAAGCTCGGTGGGCTGCAGCCCGACCACCTGTACATCGTCGCCGGGCGTCCGGCCATGGGCAAGACCACGCTTGCCATGGGCTTTGTCATCGACGCGGCTGTGCGCCAGAGCAAGTCGGCACTCGTCATCAGTTTAGAAATGAACAAAGGCCAGTTGCTGGACCGCGCCGTGGCTTCGGAGGGGCGTATTCCACTCAACCTGGTGAAGACTGGCACGGCTTGCCAGAGCCACGGCGCCGAACTGGCGGCCGCGGCTGGGTTGTTGCGCAGCGCCCCGCTATACATTGCCGACCGCGCCGGCTCGACGATTGGGCGCATTCGCTCCTTGGCCAGACGCCACAAGCTTCGGTATGGCCTGGACCTGCTGATGATCGACTACCTGCAGCTTGTGGAAGGGGACGGCGGCAACCGTACCGAAGAGGTGAGCAGCATCAGCCGCGGCTGCAAGCTGCTTGCCAAAGAGTTGGGCATCCCTGTCGTGCTGTTGAGTCAACTGTCGCGCAAATGCGAGGAGCGTCCCAACAAGCGCCCGGTGCCCTCCGACTTGCGTGAATCGGGTGCCATCGAACAAGACGCCGACGTGATCATGTTCGTTTACCGCGACGAGGTCTACCACGAAAACACCGAGGCAAAAGGCATTGCCGAAATCATCATCGGCAAGGGTCGAGACATCGAGATGGGCACCGTCCGCACCGCCTTCCTTGGCCAATACAACCGATTCGAAAACCTTGCTGCCGAGTGGAAGCCAGAGCCTGCCGAGCAGCCGGAAAAGGTAGCAAGCCTGGCCAGTCGATATGCCAAAAAGGAACGATTCTGATGAACGAATCACGCCAAACCCAAATCCTCGCAGGCCAGTCCTCAATCGCCCAAAAGGTCTTTGGTTTCGTACCGATGCAAGCGAGCTGGAGCGCTCACGATATCCACGGGGCTGTCATTGCAGCCAATGCAACAGGTGCGTCGGCATATGCGATACGCCGAGCACTTGGCGAGCTGAAGGACGCCGGGCTCGTCCGGGAGCCGGTAGGCGGAAAGTTTCAGCGCGATGCAGCCATCCCAAAACCAAAGAAGGAGCAAGTGATGACACAGGTAGCCCCGCAGACAGCTGTACCTAACAAGAAGCCTGAGGGTGCACTCGATGTGCTAGCGGCTCTTTCCGGCGAAGTGGTGGACCTGTCGGGTGAGTTCAGCAAGCGCATGAAAGCTCTTGCTGCGCGGATCGAAGAGGTGGCGCTTTCTGTTGAAGCCGAAAGGGAGAGCAATGCCGAAGCGATCATCAAGGCCAAGCGTTTGCAGGAAGCGTTGAGGGAGTTTGCGTAATGAGCGCACTGGGAAAACAGGTGTCAGGCGGGCACTACAAGTCGTTGAAGATCCAGCCGATCGAATACATTCACGCGAACGGCATCCCCTTCGCCGAAGGCAGCGTCATCAAGTACGTGACGCGGTGGCGCGATAAGGGTGGCATTGCCGATCTGGAGAAGGCCAAGCATTTCCTCGAGCTGCTGATTGAACTTGAGCAGGCGAGGGCGCCGGAATGACTCTAGCCAACCCAAAGCTGTTCAAACAGAAGCCCGTGCGGGCTAAGCCAGTCGACCGCGAAGGGCAGGAACAGGCTGCGCTCATGCGCGAGCTTGAACTGCGCTACCCGGCGGTGTTCGAACTGATCTACCACGTTCCCAACGGTGGGCACCGGGTCAAGGCGGTCGCTGGCAAGTTGAAAGCCCAGGGTGTGAAGGCCGGCATTCCCGATCTGGTGCTGACCATGGCCCGTGGTGGGTTCTTTGGCCTGTACATCGAATTCAAGGCCACGCCGCCGAACGACGCCGCGATCTCGCCAAGCCAGCATGAGCGGATCCGCAAGCTGAATGAGCAGGGGTATCTGGCAGTGGTGTGCCGCGGGCACTTCGATACGGTGGAGCAGATCCGCGCCTACTTGCGACTCGCTCCTACAGTGGTGGCCGCATGACAATAACCGTGGCCTTCTCCGATGCCGAGCTCCGCCGCCGCGCTGAGGATCCGGCCGCCGTGTTGATGCGTGACCCGCGACATCCGGGGCTGTACTTCCGCTTCACCGAGGCTCGTCCGCGTGGAACCTGGAGCCTGGTAGTGCGCAAGAAGTGGAACAAGATCGGCGCGTATCCCGACTTGTCGGCCAAGGCGGTGCTGGCCGCGCTGCCAGATCTGCGCATGCGACTCAGCGTTGATCCGGAAGCGGGTGCCGCCGTATCGCCGTGGAAAACGCTTGGAGAGCTGCTGACGTGGTACGGCGACCGCATGAGCCGCGACCGCAACCTCTCCGACAAGCGCAAGGCCACGGGTAAATCAGCCATCGCCTGCCACCTCATCCCGCGCGTGGGTGATTTGGCGCTGGCCGATGTCCGCCACGGCACCCTCGACACCCAAATGATGTGGCCGCTGCAGGAGACCCTGTCGCTGGAGTTTGTTCGGCTGATCTTCGGCCTACTGGTGGTCGCCTGTCGACAGGCACACACGCTGGGCCTGATTCCGACCAACCCGATGACGGGTATCAAGTTCAGCGACTTCTCCAAGACCAAGATCAAGGCCAAGCCAGCGCGCCTTCGCGGCGTACAGGTTGAGGGTTTGCTCGCGCAGTTGCAGGATCTGTTCGAGATTGACCCACAGCCGGCCATGCTCGCCCTGATGATGCTGTGCCACGGCACCCGTATCGGGGAGACGCGCAAAGCCCAGTGGTCACACATCAGCCTGGCCGAACGCACCTGGTATCTGCCGGTGGGCAACACCAAGACTCGCGTCGAGCACTCGCTCCCACTGACTGACCAAGTTTGCAGCCTTCTAATCCGGTACCGCGCGGCGCAACAGGCGAGTCATTACGACGGCGATTGCCTGTTTCGCTCCCACAGTGGAAAGGGCATGAGCGAAGGCCAGGCCAGTGCCGTGTTCACCGGGTTAGGGAAGGGCGAGTGGAGCAGTCACGATCTACGCAAGTTGGCCAGGACCGGCTGGGCTGACCTCGGGATCGACTTCCTGATCGGCGAGATGCTGATCAACCATGCCATGGGCCACAAC